TCAACTTCCACCACTATAGTATCACTTCTGACACTTTCCGTCAACACTTTTTTTTTTACAATTTTGTAATTTTTTATTTACCATCGGCACGCTTTATGTTATATTGACGTTGAAAGAAGGTGAATATTATGAATGGCAATATTGGTGATAACATTAGGGCAATGAGAAAGAAAAGAGGATTGTCACAAACGCAACTCGCAATCAAGCTTGGGTATAAATCTAAATCAAGCATTGCAAAAATAGAAACTGGAAACGGCGATGTTCCGCGAAGTAAGCTCCCGCAGTTTGCAGAAGCACTCAACTGCTCAATTTCCTATTTAACAGGGTGGAATGAGCTTAAAACATTTGACGATGAACACCTCGAAAAAACACCGTATGACATTCTATGCGATAAAATCGGTCGCTTGTCGCCGTCCGATGTAGACACGGTATCGGAGTATGTAGATTTTGTACTCAATAAAAACAAGGGGAAATAATCATGCATTTGTGAAGTGGATAACACCCGATAACATCTCTGTCGAAAATGTTGAAAACTCCGCATTTTTCGATAGGGGTGTTATGCATTGTTATATAAAGTTATAAATTATTTTGTTACACGCTTGTTACATCTTCAGAAGAAGGACTGCTATAACCCTTCCTTCCGTCTATGTATGATTCCTTCGCCGCCTCTATCGCTCTTTCAAGCATTGCTAGATTTGGGCGAAACTCTTCAGGAGCTTCTATTTCATCATTCATTAGCTTCAGCTTATAGTCTTCTACAATGTGTTCGGCTACAAGAATACGTGCGCCCAAAGGGTTGCACAAATGAGCAAGCGTGAGTTGTATCACGGAAGCAGGACTCGACCCATGATTTCCTGAATAGATATACACCAATGCAAGCTTATCTTCGGCGGTTAAGTTTTCGGACATTAACTCGTATAAGCGATCCACGTTATCCGCATTTTCGCTCTCTTCCAATGCGAACTCATCAGGGTATGTCAATATGAACATGTATGGAATTGGGTTCTCTCCAACGGTCCTAAACCATTCTATCATTTCACTCACGGTCGGTTCGCTTTTTCCGTTTTCCCACCTACCTATAGTTCGAACTTCTACGTTGAGCGCTTCCGCCATGGAAGATTGAGATTTACCTACTCGCTTCCTTGTGTACTTCATAATTTCTCCAACTGTCATTTTTTCATACCTCCCAACCTATTTTATATCAACCGGACAAAAATGTAACCAATTTCATCTGAAAACAGTGCATTTTTAGAATTGTGATTTTGTTTCAACTTCGATACAATCCAACTTATCAAATGTAAGGAAAGGAGCGTATCAATGGATAATTTTGTTCGATTAAGCGGAATGCTTGCTAGAAGGTATGATGATTATTTTGTTCTTGACTGCAATGGCGTATTCGTTCGCTGTGTTGATTATGACACATCAAAGTTTAATATCACCGATTGCTTTGTTATTACTGGTCACTTGCTCAACCAATACAGACGGAATGTGAACACGCTGATTGTGAGCGTTGATTCGCTCAAGTTTGTCACATAGAAAAAAAAGTCGGGTTTCTCCGACTCTTTTCTCTGAATACCGTATTGTTAAATGAGAAAGGAGGCGCTCAATAATGACTCTGAACGCTATTATGTACAGGTTTATTGTACACCTCCAATCATCACATTTCAAGAACATTTGTTCTCTTACTGCTTTGTAATGTCGATAGCAAGATTGCTTCCGGTGACGGCTTGACCGCCGATTACAACAGTCAGTGTAGAGCTGTTCTTTCCGCAGTATAACCGCACGATGCCACTTGTTCCGAGCGTCACGGTATCACCGATTGCTTTTACAGTCTGCGAAGCATTCATTCCGGGAACAGGCGCCCCGTCCTGATAAACCGCCATTGTGACATTTCCCACCGCAGTTCCTACCACCGTAGCTGTGACCGCAACATCATAGTAGCCTTGACCGTTCAGCTCCATGGCATTATTCGCCATTTGACAGCATTGACCGAACCTTCTAATTATTGTATTCGGCTGATAGGTTCCACCTTCCGGAATAGTCGCCGTACTGGTATTCACTGCATAAATCGCACTTTTGCAACTCATAATTCCCTCCTTGGCTATATGCCTTTACACTTGATTAAATAGCGACTCCGCATCCGCAGTTACCGAACGGATTAGAACCACTGCAATAAGTAGTAGCGTTAGGGTATCTTACGACACCGCACATTGCATTCTGCATCTGAAGCTGTGTAACCTGTGCCTGTAGCGACTCAATCTTGTTCTGAGATAATGCGTCAAGAATCTTCTGAGTCTGCGCTGTAGTGTTCGCATTGATGTTCGCCGTATTGATTGCTCCGTTGTAGTTCACGCCGTCAATACCACGCTGAGTGATACAGCAACAATCAGAAATTCTGTTCTGAGTCTCGTTGAGGTTTCTCAAAGTCTCGTAACCGAGATTCGAGATACCGTTCTGCACACCCATGTAATCGTTCTGAAGGCTATCATTAAGTCTCCCGACCGAATTCTCAAGACCGTTGAAGTTCATCGCATTACACAACCCCGCTTCGGTGACAGGTTCAGATTGATTGTTACCCCTGTTCCAATAGCCTCCGCCCATCATCATGAGAATCAGCAGTGCGAAAATCCACATTCCACCATTTCCAAAATAATCATCATTATCCTTTGTCACGGCGGCAATGTCCGACAAGCTCATGTTTTCCATTTCCTTCTCCTTCCTTCGGATTTCTCCGAATAAGTAAAATAATTGACGATAAATTTAACTAACTTCCACGAAAGTCAAATAATTTCTAAAAAACTAAAATAACTTTCGCTAAATTTCACTTGCGCAAGTGGTTATTAAAAAAATAGGGTAGTTTTTTTAAATATGTGTGCTTAATCGTGTCAAAACGTGTCATTTCGTGTCAGAAACGATACATTTTGTGCCGATTCTAAGTTTCGCTAAGTTTCGCTAGCTATTTAATGCTGTTCATAAATTCGTTTACATCAATCCCACGTTCCCTACAGATAGAACGCACCATCTGTTCCGCAGACACTCCCCTTCCGGATAACATACCCATTACGTTCTGCATTTGCCTTGAATCGTTCATCATAGCTTTTGCACGATTCGCTAGATCGCCTAGCTGATTATTGTTCTGATTCTTGAATATGCTGCTTCCAATTTAAGACTTCCTCCTTGAATTGTTCGAACTCTGCCTTTGTGATGTACTCCTGTGAAACATTCGGTGTGGACGTAACCTCTTCAAATCGAAAGATTCGAATTGTTGGGAATCCTGCACCGTCGGTTGACTTGAGATAGAATATGTCCTCTGCACCATCGAATAGTGCAACAACGCTGTTCGGGCGCATTTGATACGCTTTAGCACCATCAAGACCAGTTACCCTCACAAGCTGTTCATTGCCCCCATAAGGCTGATAAAATCCGTACATGGTAGTATTCCTCCTTGTCCAAATTGTAATAAGAAAAACGACGGTCAACCTTTCGATTAACCGTCGTCTTCCTATCACATTTTTACCTGTAAACCCCTCGTTGCCGTGGAGTCAATATTGGGTCATATGCCTGTACTTCGTCGTACTTTCGTTTAAGCCTACTGATAATCCTATCAATCGTCGAAACAGACAAGTTCAGCTCCATGGCTTGTTTTGTTCTGCTCCAACCAGCCGCACGTGTACGCATTACAATTTCTTCGTCTTCGGACAAGTTCGCCTGTTCGATGAACCGTTCCAGTACTATCTTCGTCCATATTACTTCGTTGGTCATGTCGCTCACCTACTTTGTTAGATGTTTCAGAGGGTCAACAGGCTCTCCGTTAATCATCATCTTAAAGTCAAGGTGTGGACCAGTGGAGACTCCCGTATTTCCTGACCGGGCGACTTCCTGACCCCGTGCAACCTTCTGACCCCTCCTTACACCGACTTTAGACAAGTGGCTGTATTGAGTGACTACTCCGTTTCCGTGGTCAATCTGAACGATGTTTCCATAGCCACCTGACCAACCGGTCGCTACAACCGTTCCGCCATCGGAAGCACTAACCCTTGTACCTTCAGGAACGGCAATGTCGATTGCTGGGTGATTCGATGAGGCACCCGCAGTAGGCGCATTTCTGTAGCCGAAATAGGAAGTAATTGTTCCGTGTGCCGGGTAGATGTACTTTCCGGTTGACTTACCTTTACCCTCTTCATCAAGTCCAAGTGCCTGAGCTTCCTTGTAGTATTTCGAATCCTTACCAATCTTCACACGGTTTCGATTCTCGTACAGATAATTGATATCCTCTTTGGTAATGCCAGCGTCCATCAGTTTAGCTAATGACTTCGCCGCACCTTCCGCATTCTCGACCTTGCACGCCTGTTTGAACTCACGTGCCGTGTCTGAGTTCTCAATCATCTTCCGGGAAATGTCCTCTTTAGACCAGCCCTGTTCGGCGAGGTAGTTTGTGTACTCGTCCATGCGAGAAAATGCCTTTTTATCCCATTTCTCAATGTCTTTATGGTATCTCGTCCGAGTCTCACTAATGATTGCCTCATTGAATTTTTCCCGAGTTTCTTTCGAAACTCCGCAAGCCTTCATCAGCTTTTTTCTACGCTCACAATCCTTGTACCAGTCTGTGATAGAGATTGTTCCCTCTTTCAGCTTTTTCTTCCAGTCCTTCTTGATATAGTTGACTACAGCCTCTTCACGGTACTCACCCTTCTTGCCCTGAGCCTTTGCGAGAGCTTTTTCAACGTCGGCATCGAAAGCCGCCTTTTCACGTTCCTTCTTGTCTCTCGTGAATCCCAGGGAATCGAGCCTATCATCGAGCTTCGAACCTTCCTTGACTCTGAAAAGAGCCTTAATCGTTCTTCCTCCGAGTCCTTCATCGTCCCAAAAACCATAGTCGTCTGTATCCTCTGAGGTCGAGAGTTTTTCGTAGGCGCTCTTGAGCTTTCCGAAAAGCGAGTTTGATTTAGCAGCCTTTTCCGCAACTCCACCGAGCTTTTTCTCAACAGCGTTAGGCTCCCCAGGAACTGAGCCGCCCATTTCCTTGTACTTCTTTGCGAATACATCCACGCGATCCTCCGCAGCGTCCGCGAAAACAGCGAACGGATCAGGTAATCCGAGAGCGTTAGTTATTGCTCCAACGTCTCGTTTCGCATTGGCAAAACCGAATCCCGCAAAGGCGAGAATCGTGTTCAGGAAATCGACACTATCACCGATTGACAAGTCATTGTCCGATTTCTTCTTGTTGTACTTATAGAGCGCTTTATTGATTGAGTAAAGCCAATCAGAAGTAATATTGCTCTGTGACATTAAGCTGAAATAATCAACTTCCTCTCCACTGAGAAGGTCAAGTGTCGTGTTGAATACGCCCCACAACTCTTCGAATCCCGGAATCTGCCGAATTGGGTTTTCATTTGACCAGAAGTTATCACCAAACAGTTCTTTGAATGCCGCAAGATAGGTGATAGGCTCATCTTCATCTTTTTCCTTATCCGTTTTTCTCATCGCCTGAATGAGAGTCTTTGCAAATGCCGCCGCAAAGGAATTGATTGTGAGAACCGTCGCCATCTTCGTTACTGCTTTTGCGGCTTTCACCTTTTTCCCTTCCTTCTTGTAACGGCTTGCTTCGATTAAAGAGTCTCTGAAGATGTTGAACGTCTTTAAAGGCTCCGCTTTGAACGAGGAAACAGATTTTGCAATAACGTTCTTGTCACGCATAATCTGTGCTCTGTGAAGTGGCGAATCCACTGTCTGAGTGTAGTCGAAAATGTATGCCGCACGCTCACCGCAGTACTTAAGGAATTCTTCACTGCCCGGTTTCAAGTCTTTCCGTGTTGCCTTTGTTTCTGCCTTTACAGCTTTCCAAATGTGGAGCCATGTTCTAAGGTCTGCCGCTTCATAAACGCCCATAGCGAGCTTATCACGAATAGACTTCTTGTTCATGATAATATCTTCCGACGAGCGGGAGAAGTTCAGTTCATGGTTGCCTTGGAACTTCCACCACGTGATGGGGCAATACTTGTTCATTTCTTCAATCAGAGCGTTCCGCTTTTTCGACTGAATCTTCGGTGGAAGTACCGTGTCTTTAGGACTCCGCAGAAAGAAATACTTCGGGCTAATAGTCATCCACGCTCTACATACTGCCGTGTACTGCTGTGCCCATACACTAAGGTTTGCGGCAATAGCAGCTCTTTTGTAGTTATTCATTCCGGCATTGATAATCTTCGACCAACCGTCAACATTCTTATCCTGCTGGTGTCTGAAATCGTTGATTATATTCTTCGTGTAGTCGATAGACTGAATACCGAATGCCCGAATCATCTGATTGCTCACGTCACCCGTATTCAGAAGTCGCGCAATGTCTTTCAGTGCTTTCTGTGAAGAAGCGTACAGATTCATTTCGTCGCAGTGACGAGCAAATACTCTGATACAATCCTCAATCACAAGAGCGTTCTCTGCCTTTTCGTTTACGTTCTTACTCCATCCGGGGTCAGGAATACCAGCAATGCCGTTGTAGCCTGTTTCAAGGTTTTTAAACTTTCCGTCCTGGACCGTGTACATTGGGAAGTAGTTTTCTTCCTCGAACAGTCTAACTCCGTACATTTCCATGGAAGCCTTGTTACCCCGTTCTGCAATAACCGTTGAGAGATAGTCTTGCATTGCGTTGGCAAAATCCTTCTGCTTTTGAGTGAGCCGTGAGAACATATCCGCCAAATCTGCATCGGTTACTGCCACCGTCTCATAGTCGGTCATGTCACGCATAAGCACCTTGTCTGCTACCTTCTCACGAATCTTCCGTGTGTCCTTGTTAACAACAGGAACACGGATTCCTTCACCGTCGCGAATGTGACGCATAGCTGCTTCACGCTTCGCCAGCAGATAAAGCGACATAATCTGAGTGTCGCTCACATCAATCTTCTTTCCCGATTCAAGCTCAATCTCGTTCCTGTGGTCTTGCCACTTCTGAGCGTCACTGTGTCCACCGTTAAGGCGTAACCACCGCTTGTTCCCCGGAAGGGTTTCAACGAACTCTGCCGTCTCCTTTGTGTACTGGAAATACTTATCCTGAGAGTTTCTAAGCACGTCCCAAATATGACTGAATGTGCCGCCGGCATTCTTGAAAAAGCTCATCGGTGTTACGTTATCAAAGTTCACAAAGTCACGAACTAATCCATACGCACCTTTGAATTTCTTCGCTTCGCCGTACTTCTTAATCATGTCCTCGAAATCGTTACAAATACTATCACTGATTCTATTGAACGACTCTTTCCGTCCATTCAGATACATTTTCTGACCTTCGGTAATCTCAAATCGGATGCCCTTCAGAACATCTTTTACAACCTTCAGCTCTTCGAGGGTCATATCTCTCATAGGCTTGTTGATGGAAGCGAGCACTTCAAGATTATTCATGAGAACCTCGTTTTCCGTGAACATACCCTGATACTCCTTCTCTTTAGAGATTTCACGCATTGAATCCCTTAAGGCATGAATCTTCAAAGCAGCATGTGTAGGCGCACCAGTCTTTTTAATCTCCCTCTGCTCTGCCTTAACAGAGTTTGCCGTCTGAATGTCGAGAGCTACAAGAGCTTGTGCGAGCGGTCTTCTAATCTCCTGTGGAATGTTTTTCTCGTACTTACGTTCCTTCGTGAGAAGTCGTGAAGAAAGCCATGCGTAGTTCACGTTGATGTTGTTGAGAACCTTCTTTTCCTCTTCACGGCGCTTCCGCTTTTCTTCCTTCGCTTTGTTCTTTTCCTTCACCTTCTCGATACGTTTTTCCCTCGTATCAATCATCTTCTTGTACTTCGTTTCCTGAGATTCGAGCTTCTTCTCGTATTTCTTCGCCTGATTTTTCGCCGCAGTTTTCGTTTTCTCTAACGTATCATTTGTGTCTTTCAGTTTGGCGGCGAGAGCGTCCCTTTCACCATTAAGGCGATTCTTCATGGTGTCATACTTTTCCTTTTGCTTATCTGCATAGGTCTTGTACGATTCCGCATCCTGAACAAGAATTTCCGAAAGGTCGTTAACAAGCGCTTTTTTCATCTGATTGCAATCGTATTCACTCAATCCATCAAGACTATTCGCCCAAGACTGCATACGCTCTTCCAAGATATACGGTAAACCTTCTTCGTTGTGAAGCTCTCCATCTTCTTGTAATGCACTGCCTAATCCCATTTTGGTATCTTCGGTGCCGAAAAGAGCTGTTGATATATCGGGGTTCTCATTTAAATACGTGTCAACATTCGACTTCTTCCTGTTCGAATCAGCCACCGCAGAAGCAAAGCTTCCTGTATAACTAGCGCTTCCGTGCCTTACGGTAACATACTGGAAGTGTCTATTCATTTCGGAACCTGTTTCATTGTTGACCTTTCTATAATCGCCCCACTTTGAGCGTTCAATGTAGATAGGATTCTTTCTGAGAGCACGCTTAATATTGAGAAACTCACGCATTTCGTCGTTCTCATAGTTGTAATCAATCACATCAACAATCTCTTCGCTTGCCTTTTCCAAGACATCATAAACGACATCCATATTCGGATGTTCCTTCTGAAGCTCATAGTATGCCGTTGTGAGTGCGTCAACCGCAAAGTTTCTTGTCTCACGCATGGTTTTCTTCGACATGGTGGTATCATCCCCGACAACCTTGTGAAGGAGATCGCCGACTTTGTTCTTTACAGACTTTGCGTTCAGAACCTGTCCATGTGTGAGCTTTTTATCTGCCTTAAGCGGTTCGATGACGGAATCAACTGTTTCACGGATTTCTGCTCTCGTGTCGATGTTATCCTGTTTAATCATAGGGTTGAAGCGAGGGAACGACTGTTTCTTGAAATCCTTGTGGTCTTTCGTCTCTTCACTCCAATTGATAAGTTCGTTGACGAGTTCGCTATCTTCGCTGTTCTCAATATTCGTGAAGCCTTTAAGATAATCGGCGTACTCATCGTCATAACCTGAATCTTCAGATTCACTTTCGAGACCATTACGCCGTCTGTATTCGATTAACTGTGCTACACGCTCTTGTCTTTTGAAAAGTTCGTCGTACTCGTCCTCCGTACCATTTAAGCTATCGAGCTTTTCTTGGTCGGCAATTGTCCATCTTTCATCGCCGTATTCTTTAAGCTGCTGTTCGTATTCGTTCGGTGTTAAGTGTCGGATATAGTCATAATCAACATCCGGTTCAACTTCCATAGAATAATCATCATTCACGGAATAAGCTTTTCCTTCACGCTGTACCATCTTTCCGAGACCCATAGCAAGCTTTTTGTTGTGGAGTGCTGTTGTCAAAAACTCTTCGGCATCCTTAAGAAGATTGTACTGAGAGAACAGAGCTTCCTTGTATCTGCTGTCGAACTGATTTCCGAGACCGAATATATCCCGAATCTTTCTGATTACCCTTCTGACGGCGTTTAGAAGCGTTCTGCCGGCTTTAAAATGCTTTTCGGTAATTCTGTCCATGAACTTATCATCGTGCAGAATTTCGCCCATTTGAGAGCAAATAACCTCTTCTAAAGCCTGTTCATCATTCAGCTTCTTACCCGCTTTCTTGTAGCGTTCTTTCACGTCCTTAATCGTCTTTTTGAAGTTCTCCGCATTATCCTGTGTCCACATCGTCTTGAACGCTTTGGCGAGGTTATCATAGCCCTTCATGTCATAATCCTTGATACCGTGGACAAGTTCGTGCATTGCGGTATATGCCATGTTTTCCGATGGTGTTGCAGAATTCAAGATAATTGTATTCGTTGCATAGTCGAACAGACCGTTCACATCAGCTCCGCCTGTGTAGCTCTGAATGTCGTCGGAAAGTTCAATATTCACCGAGAAAATATCGGCGAACTGCTTGAGCGCTTTTCTTGTTTCGGCATTCACATTTCCGCTTGCCTTTACGGTAAAGCCGTTGCCGCCTGAATCAATTTTTCCCGCCCGAATCATGGAGTCTACATCTTCTGCCTTGAATCCGTAGTTCTCCACAATGTCACGCTTAATTGTATCGAGGATGGTAGCAGGCTTCCCTTCCTTCGCCGCATTGTAGGCACGCTCCATCTGCCGCATAAGCACGTTGTAATCCGCTTCCGATGAAACGTCCGCTTTGTTCGAAATCTCCTGAACCACGCTCTGACCGATAGAACCCATATTGTTGGAATACTCCGACTCATATCTTCCACGAACTTCGTTCTTGTAGACTTCGTTCTCTTCCCGTGCACGTGCAACAAAGTTATCTGCCGCCTTTGCAAAGAGATATTCCCTTGTCGCTTTGTTCGTCTCAACCGCATTCAAAGTGCCGTCGCTGTTCAGAATCTGAGGCAACTTCTCCCCGGTCGCCTTTTCGAACACTCCACGCTCTTCTGTTTTGTTTGACATGAGCGTTTCAACGTCTTCGGGATTAAGCGTTCCTGTTTCAAGGTTTCCCGCCGCTCTTGCCACATCGCCAATTTGAACATCATCGAGCTGTCTATCTTCATCGAAAGACTTATTCATTTCGATGGCCGTATCGGTGACTCTCTTCACAACTTCGTCTCCGTGCTTCTGGGCCACTTTAGACGTTCCATTAATAAGTCTGTCTGCCCCAGCGTCAAGGTTTTCATTCTCCACCTTCCGCATAGCCAAATTCCGTGCAGTCTGAATAGACTCAGAATTCTTTGTCATCTGAACATTGATTGCGTGAGCCATATCTGCGTACTGCTCCAAGGCAATATCCGTTCCCTCGTTTGCGGTGTCCTTGATAGCCTGTGCCCTTGTGGCAATTTTGCTATCCTCTACGTTTACCGCAATATCTGCCATTGCCTGTGCCGTGTTGTAGCTTGATACCTTCTCTGAGAGCACGTTCCTAAGAATTTCAGGACTGATATTATCATCAAGTCCCCTAATGCTCTTCATTACATAGTCTTGCTTTAAGCTGTCTCTGACATTTGCTCCATAGGAAAGAGCACGACCGTTAGTCGCCATGCCCGTTACCGCTGTCATAATGTATGCAGAAGCCATGGCATCCAAAGTTTCGGATGCGGAAAATTTCTGTTTTACAGAAACCATCTTCATGTAATCTGCCGTCATTTCATCTTCAAGCTTTTTCGCCTTTTTAGAGTCTCCCGAAATGCTTGCGGATAAGTACTGTTGCATTTTCTCTGCCATGGAAGCAGCTTGCTTTTGACTCATGCCCGAATCAACATAGGATTGAGTCTGCTCTTCCAAGAACTCTTTACTGTTAATATCTTCGCCGTATACCTTTGCCAGTTCTTCACGGCTGACTCCGTATTGTGCCGCCTCATTTGAGATTCTATCTTCAAGGTTATCAGAGCCACTGAGAAGCATTTCACGATAGCTCTTTTCTCTTCGTTCATCTACGGCATTCCCATAGGAAAGGTTCGTGATAGGCGCATCCAAAAGACCGCCTACAAGTTCTTCGGTTGCTTCTTCTGTTCCACCAAGGGCAAGTTTCGCACCCGAATAAGCTACATTAGCCGCTACATTTCCGAATCTGTTTCCCACACCTACGGCGAGTCTATCAAGTGCAGTTGACTTTAAAGCACCGAGACCAGTTTTTTCAAGAGCCGCCCCGGCACCTGTGAGCTTGCTAGCAAGACCGGCACCGGCGAACATGTACTCTGTTCCAGTCTCTTTAAGCGCCTGAAGTACAGAATAGAGTCTATCTTCTCCGGCTGTTGCTCCCTGTGCTTCCGCACTGCCCCTTGTGTTACCGTATGTTCTAGCCGCCATGGACACCGCCCAATACGGACCAAAACTCATATCTGCCGCCGTACCGAGACCAGACGTATAAGCACCCATGAGAATCTTCTCGAACCTGGTTAATCCTTCCATGGACTTCTCAACCTGTTTGTCACCGCTTGCCTGAATCTTCTCTCCGGCTGAATATAGCGCCTTTCCGGGGTTATACATACCACCGCTACGCATATACTCTTCTGCGTTGTTATAGCCATCCTTGACCCCTCTAAGCGTGTTTTTAGTGCCCCCTGACACGTCTTTCCGCTGAATCTGACTATTGATGAATCTATCTTCTTCGAATTTGTTTGCCTTGACGATGGACGCTCCGCCATGTCTTGTGTACACGTCCGCAACGTCACCAGCTGTTTTTGCAAATCCGCCGACAATCTGTTTTCCTGTTCCGACTGTAGCGTCACTTAATCTCTCATCGGCACGAGCAAGCTTTGTGTTGGATAAATCAATGCGGTTATTATCCATTCTCCGAGAAGCTGTAGAACCGTTCTGATGTTCGCCCATTTCCATAGGTGAAGCACCGTAGGAAACCTTTTCCTTGCTCCGATTCTTTGAGAGCTGCTTCTGTGTTTCTTCCAGTTTCTTCTGATTCTCAATCTCAACCTGTCTGTCCGACTTGTCGGAAATCCTTTTCAATGAAGCCGTCTGATTCGCACGCTCTGTCTCTTCGTTCTTCTTAATCCGCTGTGCTTCATCGTAGTATTTGCCCGATTTGTTCTTTACGCTTTCACGAACGGCGTTAACGTCCTTGTTAAAGTTGTTTCCGAGCTGTGAGCTTCCGTTAGAACCGCTCTCTTTTTGTTTTGCCTGAAGATTCTTCCGTGCATTTTCTGCTTCAATGCGATCCTGATTATTTTTCTTAACCTCTGCCATTCCACGAACCGCTTCTTGCTGATTCGCATTCTTTGTTCCGTTGAACTTTCCTTCATGCTGTTTCTGCCCCGAGGACTCCTGTTCCATGTAGTCTTTTGCACGCTGTCTGTTCTGTTCGGTTATCTCATTTTCAATCTTAACCTGTTTTTCGTGGATAGGTTCGGTCTGCTGTTCAGACATAACACCGTCATGGAGTTTTGAAGGACTGGAAGTTTTCGCATAGCGATTCTCTACCGCCTGAATACCCTCTCTTCTCTTTTTCTCGATAGACTGCTGTCTTTCACGCTTTTCGGGATTATATTTTGCGGTTTCCCTTGTTGCCAAAAAAGTATTTCCGAGACGAGAAGTAGACGAACGCTCCCTGTTAAGGTAACTGTTCGCCGCCTTTTTCCGTGCTTCATAGCTATCACGCTGTGAGGAAGTAGAAGGTGTAGAAACGCTCTGAACCCTTCTCTTTACTTCCTTCTTGCTCTTGTTTGCGTTGGTAGAAAGGAAAGTATTTCCTGTAGAGCCGTTCCCCGAGTGAATGTTCTGATACTCTCTATAAGCCTGACTTCCGCTCTTTTTAGGTGTAGACTTCCTGACTGCCTTTACACGCTTTTTTACTTCCTTCTTGCTTTTGTTCGTATTAGTAGAAAGGAAAGAGTTCCCGGAAGAACCCTTTCCTTTATGGGCTTTTAGATACGCTTCATACGCTTTCTTATCTTTCTTTCCCAAGGCAATGCCCCTTTCTATTTCTTCTTCTTGTTTTTCTGAAGTTTGGATGCCGCCGACATCACTTTATCGGCAAATGACTTTCCACCGCCACCCGAACTGCTTGAACCTCTGGAAGTCGATGCGCTAGGAGAGTAATAAGTGCTTCCGCTACTTCTTCTACCACCGCCACTACTCTTCCGAGAGGACTTCCGACCCCCGGAAGAGCTACTTTTTTTTGCCTGATATACGTTCACATTGTAATTAAGGCGATTCATGAGAGCATCTTCCTTGAAGTTTTTACCCTGCCAGTAATTGTTATTCTTCTGCTCATATCCCCACTGACTATCGGACACCTTGTCTCTGTACCGTCCATATGACGTGTCGTCCGCGTCTCTAAGTGCAGATAATGAAGTGGAAGCACGGTTATATGCTTTATCTTCAAGCTCCATAGCCTTTGTGGCAAATTCCGCGTTATAGTCGTTTCTCGACTGCTGAGCCGCACTAACCGCATAGCTTGTTCCAAATCCGCCGTTAAGTGCCGCCGCATCCCCCATTGTATTTCTAGCCGCCTGTTCTCCACGCTGAGTGTAAAGCTTCGCCAACGACTGATAACTAGCGTCCTTTGTTGGGTCGTATTTCCAATTTACAACACTGTCAAGAGCGCCCGAGAGCTGCTTGTCATACGCCCCCTTATATCCCGATGGTGCTTTGTATGTAGGTGATTTCACAGTTGGGGCTTTCGTTTTCACATACTTTATTCCGCCCATTATTTATACTCCTTTCGTAAGTATGTTTTTGTTTTAGCATATAAGAAAAGCGGGGCTATATTCGCCCCGCCACACCGCTATTTCAAGCGAATCCGCACATATACCGTTCTGTTTTCGTACTTCTGCTTTCTCTTTGGACCAAGATTTTTCGGTTTAACGTCTGAACCGCCAGCCGAATACCACAAGGCATGTCCGTTCTTATCCTTTCCGACATACACCATCGTATGAGGCTTATGTGCAAACCCGCAAATGTCACCAGGTTTTAATTTTGCCTGTTTCCATTTCTTCCGAGGATATGCAATCTTCGCCTTCTTCTTGATAATGTTTTTCCCTGTTCCGTGAATCTTCGTATCGAGCCAAATATACTTTCCCTTCGGAAGCACACCAATTTCCTGTAAACCGAAAGAGATAAAGGTCGCACAATTCGTTCTCTTGCCCTTTAACGCACTGGACAAGCTCTTACACGGATGATTTGCGTTATACTTCACACCAGCTTTAATTAACTTATGTGCGATCACCTTAAGTTCTTTCAGCAGCTTATCCGCCTTTGTACTTTTCGGAACGGACACAAGACGGACATATTTTTGTCCTTTTGAGTCCTTCCAAATCGTCCAACCCTTGAGTGCCGGAACGTAGATGTAGTAACCTTTAATTTTCGTTGCATGAACCTTTGTTCCAACCGCGAGAGTCTTTTTCAGCTTCGACTTGTAAGAAGGCTTGACCCGCAGTGGGTCAGCCTTGATTACAACGTATGTTCTGTTTATCTTTCTACTTTTTGCCACGATACACCGCCTTTCCCTTGCTGTTAAAAACGGAATAGCCGTATTTATCCGCACACTTCTTTGCGTTGGCAAGACTTGAGAAAGCTCCCTTCTGAGACTTTGCGTCTTTCCACGTTTTACGAACACGGTAGGTATCTTTCGGCTTTGGCTTTGGCTTTGAACCTTCCTTAAACGTAACTCCAAGATATGCGCAAATACCTTTAGCGATTGCTTTACCGTATTTATCCGGATGGTTCTTTAGTGTAGCCAAATCGCCTTTAATACTACCTGTTTCAAGAATACAAGCCGTCATATCCGTTCCGTTCAGTTCGAAAAGGTCTGTTCTCTTCTGAACACCTCTGCTTCTAATCTTCAAGTCCTTCTTGATAGATTTTTCAAGGCACCTTCCCAGCTTCTTTCCACTGCCGGACACATAAAGCGGCATAACACCCTTCGGGGCGCCGCTATAGTCGCAGTGAATCGACACATAGAGTTTGCACCCTACGTTGTTCGCCCACCGTACATCCGCAATCATGTTCTTGTTGTTTCCGTGGTCGGCATCCGAAATCACGGTTACACCCGATTTCCGCAGATACTTAACAGCGGCCTTTGTGATTTTCAGCATGAGCGCCGCTTCGCTATGTCCCTTATATACGCATCCGGAATCCCAAGAGCCATCAATGCTTACACCGTGTCCGCACTGAACCGCAATCGTCTTACTCATTCTCTTCACCTTCTTCGTCTGCTTCGTCCTCTTCTTCTGCCAGTTCGAAATCCTGTACCTCATCATCGGTCATTTCAATGTTCGGTCGCACATTGAGCCCCAGTGCCTGCTGGAAGGACTGATTCAGACCAACGGAAGCAAGACCCGAAACAGCACCGAATACAACACCGTCAAAAGTCATTCCTGTGGTAGCAATTCCACAAATGATACCAATGATGAACAGTGCGGTTGGAATCCATTTGTTATCCATCGGAAGCCAACGCTTCATTACAAAACCTACGCACAAACAGAAAGCCACAATCTGTGGCACGAAATACTGAGTAATAGTTGTCATGTCCATTTCTTCCTCCAAATCCGCTCTGTGAGAGCTTTTGTTTATATGAGTGATAAATTATACCTTGGGTGAACTAAAAGCCGTCAGAACGTAAATATGAGCCGTATTAGGCTATATCAGCGCCCTATCAGATAGTCGGTTAGCTCCGCTTTGGCTTGCTTCATCGCTTCAATGTCGTTTCCATCTATTCCATGAGCGAGAAGCGCCAAAAGGGCACGCTGTGTAATTGCGTTTCCCTCTTCTAACTGACCCAGTCTTTCATAATCCGCAACCGCTTTTTTCTCAAGCTTTCCAATTCGTTCATCTTGTGTCTTATTTGGCTTCTGCATTCTATTGATACACTCCGCTATTACTTTTACTGCGGCTGAAATAGCTACTATTGCTCCCGCCAACCACAAAATATCGCTTACCGTAAACATGATAGGGTGATTCATTACGCCCTCCGCTCCCAGATATGCACGCCGTAATAGCCAGGATGGTATGCGGTATTTTCAAAGCTACCTGTTCCTGTATCGGTAATACTAGCGCTACCTGTTGTTTTACAATCTCTCTGCTCTCCGGAAGGGCTGCTACTTGTAGCTGTACGAACCATTGGAACCTTGTATTTTGCCGAATTGTCGGCAAATTTGCCTCCGAAAGTCTCAAACTGCCACACCTTCTGAGTCGCAATTGCGTAATATCCTTTGCTCGACACATTGTGAGTGTGCCTCATTCCGTGCACGTGTGGTGGAAGATTCGATGATGTAATAACATGGTCTGTAGAACCGCCTGTAGAACCGCCACCGCTCATAACCGCTTTGAGATAAACATCATCGGTAACATGGTGCCATGTTCCACCGAAAACATCTGCCGGATTGAAGTTATCATCACTCGTCATGTATACAGAGCCGACTGGGTAAACCTTCTCGTACAGCTGGTCTTTGATGGCACCCATGATGGAATCAACATCAAGACTCAGCTTTGTTCCGCCTGTAGAGTCTGCATCACAGTTTACGTACACGCCGCCTTTAAGGTATAGGTTGCCGTCCCAATCAAGGGCATAGGCGTTGGAACGTACAGTTTCGGGTCCTTCGGAATTTCCGTTACCTACGATGTCCGCAAACTTATTGTCATTATCTGCAACATTGAATCTACCTTGTACGTGCTGGTTTCTGCCGTTGGCAATTGTCGCCGTACCTTCCGCATGAGAACACATACCCGCCGCCGTTGTGCGTGTCCCCTCGGCGTGGGATGCAGCACCACTCGCTGTTGTTCCACGAGCTCCCTCTGCATGAGAGCTCTCGCCACTTGCTATCGATCCTATTCCCTCTGCATGGGAGCTATCCCCTGAGGCTGTAGTGCCCCGCCCTTCCGCATGGCTCGCGTGTTCCTGTGCCTTACAATCAACGCCCTCTGCATGGGAATCTTGCCCTGTTGCTTGGGTGTTGTTTCCTCCAATGTCCGTTGCCGTGAGAACTATATCCGTATCGAGTGTCTTCTCATTCACCTTCCGTGTAATCGGAACATACTTCGAGAAGTCGATAACAGCAAGTTTCACCCACTTGTCATTCGCATAAATGTATGAAGTGTACGCTGTCCCAGCTTCATTCATGACAAGGTACAGAATTCCTGGATCGCCAACTTCGGGGAGTTCATCAACAATCTTGTTGCCGACAATGTTCACCTGTAGATTGTTCAAATAATTATTGATTTCCTGTAGAGCCTTCGCCCATTTATCCGCAAGGTCTTTTTCTAAAGACCCTTCGAGGGCGGTGACTCGTCCGTTAAGGTATTTATAGCCAACGTCACTTGAAACAACATATGTTTCCTCGTTGTCTCGTACCTCCATTCTTACATCAGACATATTTCGTCCTCCTTCGTTCTTGGTGGAGCTTCTCTAAGACTTCCCCCGACTGGTATCTGAACAACCTTTGCACTGCATTTGTTTCCGTTCTCATCGCCCCATTTAAGCTGAACCTGAACTCCGCCTACTTGGAATCTCATTGTTTCTTCTGCCGTTAGGTGGCATTTTACATTTGCACCGATTGTTTTTATTCCTGACATTGGATGGTCGGGGTCGGAATCATCAAAGAATTCTTCGGTAATGTCTTTGATTTCAAGCTCTTTATTGTACTTTGTAATGCTTACTTCATTCTGCTGAAAGGTCACAAGAACGACTTTCTCTTCGCTCAAGGCGTTCCTGAACCTGTCTCCGTAAACATCCATTGACACCGTGAAGGTATCACCTCTTACTATTGACATAATCACCTCCTACGCCGTTCTCTTCCACACGTACACGGCTAAATACGGTGGCATGTTCTTCCCCGCTCCATCACTTCCTGTCCAGTCCGTACTGCCAGCAAATCTGAGTCCTGAGGCATCCGCACTTGAAGCGTTCTTTTTACCGACAATCGCATACCGTGCACTGCTTGCTGTTGACGTTCCTACACGTATTCTTTCAACCGTGCCGCTCATATAAGCGTTAAATCCGTCACCAGTAGACGGTTGATGAAGGTGCTTCACCACTACTGCGTCAGCAGAACCGCCAGTGCTACCGGGACCGTATGAGTTACCGGAAGCAAGAAGGAACGTGTCTTGAATCCGTTCCCACGACCCACCAAACAAGGTCGATGGGTCCGAGGAATTCACGCTCATATAGATTGAGCCTACGGGATAGCACTCTTTCCAAATCCTACCCTTCATAAGCTCAAATACCTTTTTTAAACCAACGTCGTCTAGTTTCATAGGCTATCTCCTAACCGAATACCTGTGTAAAGATACTCTCAATCGTTGAGTTCGAAATTGGCGAATCCGCTGTTCCTACGGCTGCCAAGCTCGCTCTCGTCACTTTGATTACACCGTTCGTTTCCGATACAGACGATACATATTTCCCCTCTTCGGCGGTATCGCTGTAATCAAGTACGCTAATGGCGCTGGTTATTCTACTTCCAACATTTTCTGAGGTTTCGAAACCCAAGTCGTTTGCGAGGTCTGATACCGCCGTAGGAATCTCCGTCTTCTTTGCGTATGGTGTAAGGTCAATATCGGTTGTACCGATTTTCTCATAGTGTGCGTTATATGTAATTCCGCCGGAACTATACGTGTCGACTAAAATATACTCATCGAAAGAGTTTGTGTTATCATTCCCGCCGTGACGAAGCAGATAGATAGTTCCCTTCTTTCCATCACTTTCAGGTGGAAGTTCGCTTACAACCTTGTACTCGAACGATGTAATATTGCCTACAGCAGTATTAATTTCACTTCTAACCTGTTCAATGTCTGGGATTTTGTGTTTGGTAACATGCCGATTAAACATGTTTCCAAAAGACCATTTCTTTGCGCTGATTACTCCGTCGGTTTCAGAGATTGATGTTATATAAACATCTGCGCCTTTACCTGCTTCCGGCAGACTTGTTACAGTTTCATTTTTAGCATTCGCAAAGTCATAATCCAACTCCCCCAGTCTTGTGCTAATAGAAGCCGTCACATCTTCAGGTGTCTGATACTGACGGTCATTTGTAAGCTGTGATACCTTTGTTGGAATAGCCGTAATTTCCGCCTTCTTCGCCAAGAGAGACTTAATCTTTGTGAGAATTTGGGTTACACCGGCATTGTCTAAGTATGTTGCCATAATTACCCCCATTAATCGTTAAATAGATTGTTCAATAGAGAGGTTATTTCATCTTCGGGTATTGCGGAAGAACCGTCTCCTTGAACTATAGTTGTATTGTTCGTGTAGAAATTCTTAATTTCTTTAACTGTCGTTTCCTTGGTGTCCGTGTTAGATACTTCATCTAACGCTCTTTGAACAGACTCCTTCAGTGATTGAAGCCTCTTCTCTCCGTCTATGTTCGGATTGTGGTCATAATCAATTATCACTGCTTAACCACTCTTGAAGAACCCTGTCTGTATTTCCGTGTGAAAGAATCAATTCGACAACGACCGACACCAGTTAGCCGTACATAGAACCTCGAACATCTTCTCGGAACAATCGGCACATGCACCGAAAGTTCATTCTCTGCGGAAATCTCCTTTATGGTCTCCCATTTGCAATCGCTCAACTTCAATGCGTTCATAGCAATCTCTATCTTGAGTGTTGCTGTTTCGGGTAGCTGAACTCTCATCTGTAGCTTGGAATATATCTTCTGATTTTCGATGTATTCATCGAATGGTCCGAAAGTGGCACTCCACGGAATAGGTTCATCGTTCTTCACTGGCGCTATGTCAAAATCTTCTGCATCCAATACGAGAACATTTTTCTGTGCGTTATCCACCATCAGGAGCTTGTTCTTGTAGTTTCGGAAGCAGTGCACACCGACCGTGTCCTCGATATGCCAAAGTCCCGTGCCAGTATCGCAAACGAGAACCTTGTAGCCGCCGCCCTTCATGTGGATTGACGCATAGTATTTCTTATGGCGCGATCCCGACACAACATTGTCGTACTTCCAGTCGCCGAACTTTTCACTAATGCTGTATGGGTTTCCGCCCTCATAGCACATAATCCCCACTGGCGACTTGTAGAAAATCATGTTGTTCACCGTCGCTATAGATTCACTTGAACCTTCTTCCACTCCGAACCCTTCGATAATCGAAGTTTGGAACGATGAAGGTGCTGAACCGTAAACTCTGTGAATAAAATTCTCCTTAAAGAACAGAAGGTGAGACGAGTACACCGCACAACCAGTCCAGTTACCGTTCGTTCCTTGCTGTGCATAGTAGGAATCCATGCTTGTGTTCTGATAGTAATCCCATGACATAGGGTCTCCAAGTTTGCTGGCATAAATCGTATTATCCGTGTTGCTCACTCCCCAAAGTCGGTTGTTCCACTCCATGAAGAAGTCAAGCTCTGGAACGACACGCTCAACCTTTAAATGACCCGCAAAGAATCCTGTGTACTTGCTGTTCATTAAAGTGCTTGCCGCACATGGACTAATGTATGCAGTAACCGAGGAAAACTCGTCTTTACTGAATTTGATGAAGATTCCCTCATACGTTCCATTTGTACCGAGTGCAACCGAATTTTCGAAGGGGTCTCCCGTTTCGCCGTCATATGCCGTGTAATTGAACGTAGGAATAGGAATATCCCCAATCTTCAATACGTCAAGCACGGTAATAGGAATTTGCGGTGCTGTGAAGTTTCCTTCATCGTCTGCAAGCACACCTTCGTTTCCCTCCGCAGCTTTCACGGTTTTGTTGTTCAGTCCGACAAAATCTCCCGACAATCTGACGACATCGCCTATTCGAAGCATACTTTTAAGCTCCGAGAACTTGCCGTTGAAGGTTTGCCCCGCAGCATATTTTTGTCCTCTCGCCGAAACCATCAGATATAGGTGTTCCTGGTCTTGTGGGTCAATTAATACACGTCCTATCCAATCTGCGTTGTAGTCGTGAATCATGTAGTCTTCTGCCGGGTTCTCGATTCCATCAAGGTAATCTTCACTTACATTCTGATGGAAATACCCCATTGAACCGAAATCTTTAGTCCCTACGTTGAACCACTGCTTCGATGGGAAGAAACAAATGTAATTGTTCACCGCCACCATCTTCTCTTTAGATGTAAGCGCCATGTCGTACATCGTTCCGTCGTACCAAAAGCGCCATACTCCATCAGAGTTCGCCCCAACGACCGCTAGCTTTGTTCTCGAATCTGTAGGGTCTCTACGCTCCATAAGGTCTTGAACCTTTGTACAATCAAGCGAAATCTCTGTAAACAAGCCTCGTGCTTTTCTCTGAGTGAGCGTTGGGTATAAGTCGCATGACATGTTCAGCATATCTGCCATTTCCCCCGACTCTACGGAAGCTTTTCTATTCAGTCCCTTAAACTCTATAACTCGTTCTTCAAGCGGTGACGGCTTATTCTGTAATGCTTGTAGTGGCATTGCCTACACCCCCTTTAAAACACGTTTATAAAGCGTTTAGGGCTTCTTTTGTGATATGCCCTAGTTCTGACTGACCAATCCGCAAAATCCCTGAAATCGGCGATATGCTGTGCTTGGTCGTTCTCGTAATTCTCGTACTCTTCAAGGACATAATCTATCCTTGCTTTAAGGTATGATATATAAAGCTTGTCATATGGCGGTTTAACCAAAAGGTCTTTATCCATGTCCAGCTTCAAGTCGTAGCTTGTAACTGGCACAATCTCCATTTGGTCTTGCACCTCTGCTTCAATCTCATTGATATATCCCAAGAGCATTTCATCACTGAAAGAATTCGGCTTCTCCGTCTTAATTAAATTCAGAAGGTCTTTTACTTTCATTTCTGCTCCTTTACAAAAAGGGGAAACAGAAGTTTCTGCTTCCCCTATCGCGTTTACACTTCACCGTAATTCTTCGATGTCATTTCTTCCTGTCTCTGCATTGCTACCATATTCTGCCTATCGGAATTCCTAAGAACTTCTGCCACGCTTAATGGCACCTCTACAGGCTCTCCGCGCTTAATCTGATAGCTCTTCATGTTAACGCAGACATAAACGCTGTCGCCCATGCCCTCAATAACAGGAAGCTGAATTACTACGGTTTTTGCTTTTTCGTCTGCTACAGCAGCTTCCGTTTCTGCTACAGCAGCTTCTTTTTTTGCTCTTGCCATATTAACTCCTTCGTTAATGCTTGGCTTTAGTTGGATGCGTCATCTGCTCCCGTGCAAGTGTGCTCGATTCTCACCATTCTAGTGTCGTCAAGAATCTTTGCTGTCTTGTTCATCTTCCAACCCATAGTTGCTCTCTGATTCAGCGGGTCCGCAGTTCCGCCCGAGCCAAGCTGTTTAGTGATTGTTTCGATTCCACCGCCGTTAATGGAAGTGATACCGTATGCATCCGAACCCATTACGAGAGTTCCGTATACAGGTACAGTCGCTCCTGAATCTGCCTTGCTCCAAATCTTCGCTTCGGTAGACTCTACAAAGCGCACTCCGTACATGTGACCGATTTCTCCGTTGAAAATCTTCTCGGAGGTTGTGTACTTCTGAGCCTCAATCCATTCAGGATCATTCATCAGGTCGTATGCGGTATCGGTGTGAACGATTGCCACATAGCTATCTCCAATCTTCGGCGCATTGTTTCTCTTCAGCAGTCTAACCGCCTTTTTAATGTCCGCAATCTTGAGAGTGTTTGCTTCCTTCAGTGCGGTTCTCGACTCAGCACCGCCCGCATAAATTACGGAAGTACCGGCGCACAAAACGTCTCTCGTCACGGTATCGGAAGTTCTGCCCGCCTGGGAACCGAGAAGCTTCAGGGTCTCCGCAGTCACCTGGTCAAATGCAGTAAGGTTCAGCATGTCGGAAGTGGTTACGTATCCGCCGTACTGCTTAATTTCTGCCTCCAACTTGGTTACGTTCAGGCTCTGACCATCAGGGGTTACACCCTCGGTGAGCGGCTTCTTATCCATCTTCGGAAGACTAGAGAACTTTCTGAACTCAATCTTCTTTCCGTTTCCGCCCGGAATAGGTCGCTTCTGACCGAACTGATCGTGAACCAGTTCTGGCTCTGCCGCACGAATCAGAACCTTGTCATAGAAGGTCTTCATTTCAGGGGACAGGTCGTTAGGTGCGCTAGCCGCAGTGGTAACGTTGGTGTTCAAATCGAACAGGTTAAAAACGTACTTAAACATATTCTTTTGCTCCTTCTGTATTCTTGTATATCTCGATACAGACAAGAGAGCTTTAGAACGAGAATGTTTTACCACTCTCTACTTCCTTCAGAATCTTGTCCATATCATCATTCGTGAACTCTGAAGGATTTACCTTTCTTGCTACTGCCGGTTGGTGCTTTAGACCATTTTCAGCAGGTCGTGATTGTCTCTGTTGAATCTGATTCACTACATCCTGTTTTGCACTTCTTGTAGACTCTTCGGCGAGTCCTTTCAGAATGTCTTGTGTGTGTGTCGCTACAAAGGCATCGACTACGGAAATGCCATTCTCGATTAAGTCCGTAAACTTCGGGTTGTAGCTCATTTCTTGCTCAAGGTCAAAGTTTGGGAATGATTCTCTAAGCTCGTCAGCCTCCGCGTTCCATGCGGTCATTCTTTCCGCTTTCTCTGCCTCTGCCTTGTACTCGGACAAAGCACGTTGGTTCTTTTCTAACTCTTCTTGTAGCCGCAGATTCTCTCTGTATTGGTCGGGAGTGATACCCTTCTCACGGGCGGCGTCCTCAATCCAATCATCATCACTGTTAATGGCTTCGGTTAATCCCTCAATATCGCCCCTTTCGAGTCCGTAATGTCTCATAATCGGCGCTAATGCGTCCTCGTAGCTGTCAACTCTCTCCTGTGCACTGGATTGATTCTTGAATCTGTTGTTGATAGCGTCCGATACCGCTTTGCCGTAAAGCTCATGGAATCTGCCGTTCTTTCCGACAAGCTCCGCAAACTCTTCCTCGGGGCTAATTTCTTCCTGACTTCCAGACTCAGACGCGCTGTTATCCGATTCCTCCGTGTCTAATCCGTATGCAACTTCCGGTGACTCCGTAGTATCGTTGTTATCAGTCCGCTCCCCACCGCCAAGTGAAGCGAGGAATTTGTCTGCTTCTGCTCCCAGTCCGCTCTGACTTCCTGATGAAGCGTTGCCTTCTCCACCTTCTCCGTCAAAAAGAGACCAGTTAAAATTGAATTTTGTCATACTTTATTTCCTTTCTGTCTTTTATAGAGCGACGAACTCTTTATTTCTGACAATGCTATTTTATATAACACTCTTTCATATCTCTCCCCCACGAAAAAAGCCCCAGTCCGTTAAGACTGAGGCTTTCCCCGATAATTTTAAGGTTATGTGTTTGGAATTATGAAAAAATCAGGTTCGCAAGTTAATGTGAGAATCTATCTGTATAGAACTAACTTACAGCTCTATTATAACATTTGGATTATCCCTTGTCTCAGGAATTAAAGTCGTCTACCCCGATTAATTTTACACCGTTGTATTGACTTCTCAATTCTACAAAGGTCGCCCACACTGCATGGAATACCGCTAAAACGCTCTCAGTGTACTTGTGAGCCACGATAATGACGTGTCCGGGCTCATATACCTTCGGCACAATTCCATGCGGTAAAACGGCGCTCACGAGCACGTTGCATAGAGTCGAGTACATGATACACTCGTCATGGGTGTTCGCATGATTCACGCATTCAAAGAAAATATCATTTTCCGATACAGTCATTTTTACGGTCGTCATGCTACTTCACCTCCGAGGCACTACGAGCTGTTTCTCTCGCTCTGTCCAGTCTGTCGGTGTTCGTTGTCTTCTTCGCCGCTCTATCTTCTGCCGGCCCTTCCTCAGATACCCCTGTAGCGCCGTTATTTGCGTTCTGAGCCATCATAACTTGATTCGGGTCTACTAGTCCCATCTGTACAGCCGCTTCCGGTGAGAGCTGAATAATAAGCTGCTGCATTTGCTGGAACTGCTGCATGAATGTATCATTCTGCTGAATCTGCTGTTTAATCTTCTCTTTGCCCTCGAATTCCATCATGTCGAGACAAACAAGTGCGGACGTTGCGTTATCAGGTGCAAACAGTCCCATCTGATAAAGCTCTTTCGCCGTCTCGTTCTGTGAAGCTCTTGAAAATGGACTCTGCTTTTCGGCGGACACTTCCAAGTCAAAAATGCTCTTCTTGTGACGTGTTCCTTCGGGTGTTGTTATGTCCTGAGGTGCAATGTTCACGTTGGAATAGTCCATGTATTCATAACGACCCGTTCCATCATCAATACGGAATGTTCTCGGTTCAGTGTAGAACTGCCGAATCAGCTCAATTTCAAGATAGTACTCTTCTCTCGAACCTCGGTACATCGCTTTGTTAATGTCTCTCGATAGTTTACTTCCCGCTTCCTGAAGAGCTGCTATTGCACTCGCCGCCGTTACACCGGAAGCGGTAGAACCCTGTGAGAAGTCTCTGTTTCCTGAAATCTCTTTCAGCTCGTCTATTTTCGCTTCCAAGTGAGTTTCAACGATTGCCGGGAGCGTGTCAACATCCATCTGCTGTACTGCTGACCCAAGGTCACCCGAACCGACTTCTACAATCTCTTCATTCCAATCCGCAAAAGCTTCCTTGTTGATGTCCGCATTCTTCTTTACCCACCAACGAGGTTTAGCTTTCATCATGGTATTTTTCATGATTGCTTGGTCTAACTTGTCAATGTCCCTCTGTGGGTATTTCATAATGTCGAGATAGCCAAAGCCGCAAGGACTATCCTTAACCGGGAAACACTTACGGAATACATACGGGTATTTACCATGCTTATAAAAGCCGTCCTGGTACTCCGGGTTATCCTCTGAACAGAAAACGCACTGGTCACCGATGATAATAGCCATGTGCAGAATCTCACGAGGTACAAGGTGTTGCGCTACCGTCTGAGGGTCAATGTTAATGAGAACTGGTCTCATTTCCAATTTCTTGTAGTAGCAATTAATAATCTCAATGTCGTTCTGATGGTTAATATTATCATCGTGAATATACTCCGTTATGAAGCCCTGTTTTCCTCCGCCTATCTTCTCCGCTATGTCGGGGTACTGTAGTTTCACGTCGTTCACATCAGCCACGGAAACATCAAAGAAGTATTTCGACTGCTGAATGTCTTCTATCCCCGGTTGCCAAAATACGTTATGAATATCCACATTGGTTTTCTTGATGTCGCCCATTCCGTCGTGAGCCATCGGGTCCCACAATACCGCCGTGATAGCTGTTCCATCAATCAGGAAGTCATAACCCGCGGTGTTGTAAACCTGTTCCGCGTCCGTGTGTTCCTCGATTGCCGGAAGAATCTTCGAAAGAATCTGAGCCTCTTCCTCGTCGTCTGCTTCACGTGCTAACACGTTAGCCTTTGGGAATGAGTCCATGAAGTCGGCGTGTTTATTCAGGATGGAGTTTACCGCCCACGCTGACCCAACCTCAACATTTGCCTTGCCCGCTTCCGTCTTGCCTTGAATGACGTTCCAATGTCTGAGCCGCCACCATTCCTGATTCTCGGTTGCTTTCATGTCGACGGTTGTTTTTCCGTCCTTGTACTCGTGCAGAATCTGAAGCACTTCTGACACCTTGTCGGGTGTGAAGTGCGGTTCAGTCGGTGCGCTCTGCTGTGGCTGTTCTGTCTGTTCCTTCGGTTTATACCGTTCCGGGCGATACTCTCCGGTCTGCTGTTCCCTCTGCTCCTTCGGCTGTCTTCTCGGTTCGGTCTGCTGTCTCTGCTCTCGTGGTTTCGGCCGACTTTCCCTCTGCTGTCCGTTCTGCTCCCTCTGCTGTCTGTTCGGTGTCTGCTCTGCTTTCCGCAGCTCTTTATTTTTCTTCATGCTCTATACCTCATAAAACGTTAATATGTCGTCTGTAGTCTGTCCATCTACCTTGTCTCTGACCATGTTCAGCGGGTCATCAATGTTGTTCGGGCCAATGATTTTCTTGTGGTGCATTTCCCTTGGTGCTATCGGTCTAGCCATGCACACATAGCGCCACTCGTCGTAGTTATGGTCTTCCAGTGATGTGTCAATGTCTTCTACCCGCGTTTCGTCATACATTAGCGCCGGAATACACCTGATGAAGTGCTTACACGTATTAAAGACGTAAAACATCGGTCGCCCTTCATCGTCAAAGGCTAACCGGTAATGACATTGCATTTTCCCAGGTATGCGTTGATGGTCTCCACGGTCAAAATACACTCTGTGCTTTTCCATCGTCTCCGCGATACTTTCCCCGCCGTCTTCTGCAAAGATAGCCGGGTCGGCAATGCCGAACACGTGCCGCCCCTTCATGTATGGGTGCTCTTCTTCCATGCGCCTAATCTCTTCGGCTACATGGTCAACCGTCCATTGAACGCCCTCATTAGGTTCACCAGTACAGCCGTACAATTCAGCGAAACGGTACATTCTGCCCGACGGTGCCACGGCATACCACCCAACCGAGAACGGTTTGGAATATCCCCAGTCAAACCCGCGGTAGATGTTCCAACCTATCGGAATCGGGAACGGGTCAATCACGTGTGTATAGCGTTTATCTGCGTAATGCTCCGGCGCGTCCGTGAATTCTGTGAACACCTGACCGGCGAACACGTCCCATCGTCCATACCTCCACGCCTCACGCAAGACTTTTGGCAGTGCTTCCAACTGTGCTAGGTAGTCCGGCTGAGACTCCATCAGCGCTGTATTATCATCCACTAAAGCCTGTATGAATGCGTACTCTTCCGGATTCTCACCGGGTTTATACTGTTGGTCAATAAATAACCGTTTGATGTATTGGTGCCCCTGTCCTCCGGGGTTGCACGTGTAATATACCCGTTTCGGGAAGCCGTTGACACCTCGCAATGTGGCTGTAATTGTCCTCATTTGGTATTCGCTAAGCTGTGTGGCCTCATCCAAGAAGATAACGTCGTATTCTAACCCCTGTAGTTTGCCTAAGTCCGCGTCACGTGCGCAATACATAAACTCAATAGTAGAACCATTGGAGAATGTGAGCAGCTTTTCAGTGCTGTTATATGCCGCAAAGCCCCGCGTCATGGCGCGCAGTGTCCTAATGTGGTTACCTGCCAACTCCTTATACGTGCGCCGGACTATTAACATATGAATCCCGGGGAAGCGTTGCGCCAGCAAGATTGCTTTGACTCTCACCGCCCAGGACTTACCACCGCCGCGGGCGCCACCGTAACCGATGTATTTTTGATGGCAACGCAAAAACATATCTTGCTTTGGCGATGGTGTGCCCAGTTGCACCGTTTGCAGTCGTCTGTTATTCGCTATAGTCTTCACAATAACCCCCTACAACAATTTGAACGCCCTTTACGCCTTCCGCGTCACGTTCTTCACGCTTGCGGACTAACTCGACGCGCTCACGCTCCAAGGCTAGCCGCTCACGCTCAAAGGCGAGACGCTCCGCTTCTATCTGCTTCCTGTGGCGCTCCTGTGCTGTTTCTAGTCCGTGTAGTGATCGTTTTAACGCTACCAACGTCTTGACGCTGTCCGTCAGGTCACGCATGGCGCGCGTGTCTACTTTGTCGCTGGTGATGTCCTTATACGCCGTCTCTGTCGTCCCGTCCTTGTGGCGCGTGGTAGATTGCACTAGATAGCGGTGTAACTGTTCTTCGTCCTCTAGCGCTTTACGCGTCTCACGTTCTAACGCGTCCACCACGTAGGATAGCCCTGTCAACTGGGACGCTACACGATAGGCGGAACACGTCGCCGCCGTATCTATAGCCTTATCATTAACGGCGCCGCGGTAGGCGGTGCGCTGTTGCTCCCAGTGTTCCCGCGCGGCGTGGTTCCGCAATGTGCACACGTTAACGCCGTGCCGCCGGGCGCATTCCGGCTGTGTGTCGTTGCTGGTTATGTAGTCCCGCCGGATGGCGTCCCAATCCGGACGGCTGTTTTTTTTCTTTCCAGAATTTGCCGGATTTTTCTTTTTTTCCATTTTTCCCCCTTTCCGGTTTTTGTCGTTGTTACGATTCTACACACGCGCGCGGGGTGAGTTCGCCCGCTAACGTTACCGGCGCGTCACTACATTGTTAACGTTTTCCCGCTCAATCCATTCAAAATTGTATACAATCCAAATTCAAAAAGAGAACATCAGTTTTTAAAAAAAGTTAATAGAAAATTCATAAAAAT